GCAGCAATCGGCGGAATGATTCGCAAGATCACCCAGGCCTAGTCGAGAGCGGAGCAACCGCTCATGGCTACATACACAGTCACTAACAAGTACCTGATTGACAACTTTGCCGTACTGCAACTCCTAACCCCATCGGAGATTGCAGTCGGCAGTTCAATCACCGTTGCTGGAGTTGACGCAACATTCAACGGCACTTATACCGTGCGCGCATTGCCACAGTATTTGTTTGTTGGCATAGACACGCAGGGCGATCTGCTCTACGACTATCAGATACCGATTGCTGATCAGGTGCTTTACGCCAAGACCGCAACCGATGTCGAGCGTGTCGCTGCGTCTGGAACTGTTGCTTATGAGCCTGTTTGCACGTGGGTTACCGCCGCGCAGGTTATGTCTTACCTTGGCATCACGATCACGAACCCGTCAGATGACTACACGTTGCTCACGCAATCGGTGTCAGCTGGCAACCAGTTCTGTTATCGCAGGCGTCAAGAATCGGGCTATATCGACTCCCTGACTACCTCGCCAGGCGGAGATGCAACATTGGGCACTTTGATGTATTGCGCCGCTCTATGGCGCTCTAGGGGCTCAATAGAGGCAACCTACGCCACGTTTGACGGCATGGGTTCGGCACCACAGCAAAGCCTGACCCCGATTGTCAAGCAGCTGCTTGGCATCCCTCGTCCAGCGGTTGCCTAATGTCCTACACCGACCTGTTTAACGAAGCGATTGATGACGTCACCGCAACGCTTACCGCTGTATCAGGATTGCGCGTCATAAACGACCCAACAAAACTTGTGCCTAATTGCGTGTATTTGGACGCACCAAACTTCACCACGTTTGCTGGCAACGGCAACATTGTGCGCCTCGAGTTTCCTGTCAAGGTCATTGGCTCTGGGCCTGCAGGTCTGCCGGTACTGCGGTCAATTTTGGGCATTGTCGCAAGCGTGCTTGGCTCGTCAATTATCGTCATGGCTGGCCGTCCATCAAGCCTTGAGATCGGTGGCGCGTTGTATCCGTGCTACGACCTTGATTGCGCCGTACAAGCCCAGACCGCATAATCCACAACTAAGCAACACGAATCATCTACTATCAAGAAAGAACTTAAGGAGCAATCATGGCAACTAGCACGTATCTCTCTAACCCAGTAGTCAAAGTCGGCACAACACTTGCCGGCATTGTTGACATTACCGATCAGGTTTCCGCAGCAACATTGACTGTTACTGCAGAAGCACTCGAAGACACCGCGTTCGGCTCCACGTCGCGCACAATGACAGCAGGCTTGTTCAGCAACTCACTTACATTGACGGTGTACGCATCGTATGCAGCTTCAGAGTCATACGCAGTTCTTGCACCATTGCTTGGCACCAAGTGCTATGTCAAAGTCAACCCAACTACTGGCTCGGACGGGTCAACTAACCCTGGCTTTGTTTTAAGTGAGACTTACCTTGCTTCAATTCCTGTAATTAACGCCAACCTTGGTGAACTGTCAACCTTTGACATTGAATTTCAGGGTGGCACATACAGCGTTGACGTCACACCGTAATTAACGGCTCCAAGCCGACATAGGAGAACAAATGAAAATCAAGTTGCAATTAAAGCGCACGGCCGACAGCGCGCCCGAGTACTACTACACAAACCTGTTTGTCATTACCGAATGGGAACGCCTCGAGCGTCGCAACATCCAGCAACTATCAGCCTCACCGCTATATTCCGATTATGCGTGTTGGATGCACACGATCTTAAAACTTAAGGGCGAACAGGTTGGCGACAACTGGCGTGAATGGATCAGTAAAAACCCTGACATCGACATTCTGCCGGTACTGGATGAGACAGACCCAAACCCTACGGACGCGGCACCTACCGCCGCCAACTAGCAGAGGTACTGGTCGCGGTCGGTTGGTGGCCTAGCGACATTGCGTTTGACTCACGGGACTTGACAACGGTCATTAAAGTGCTTAACGAGGCAAACAAGAAAAGAAGGTAATCATGCCGTTTCGCAGTTACACGGAAAGATCGTCAACGGTTACAAGCAACATTGAGGTTGTCGGTCTTAAAGAAGCCTTAAAGACACTCAACAAAATTGACAAATCTTTGCGCCGTGAAATCACCAAGGATTACAAGAAGATTGTTCAGCCTGTTATTGACGATGCCAAAAACCTTGTGCCGTCTAAAGCGCCGTTGTCTGGTATGGCTCGAGCGTACAAATACCGTTCAGGGTTTCAAGTGTTGCCCTGGTCGGAAGGATATAACCAAAAAATTATTGCCAAAATCAACACGCGAAACATTAAAGAAAACAGCGCTGGCGACAAGGTGAACGTCGGCACATTCATGATTCAATGGCAAGGCGCGACTGGCACCTTGTATGACACCACCATGGCTGGCGCGCTAGGCAAAGCGCTAACAGCACGTTATGGCCCTCGCTCGCGAGTAATGTGGAAAGCGTACGAGCAACGCCGTGATGACGTACAAAGGGAAATGGAACAGTTAGTGCGGCGTGTTATGGATGAAGCAAACAGAGAGACAACCTAATGGCAATCAATATCCCGATCATCAGCGAGTTTGACGGCAAAGGGATAAAGAAGGCTATTGCCCAATTTAAGCAACTTGAGACCACAGGCGAAAAAGCGCAGTTTGCAATCAAGAAGGCTGCCGTACCCGCAGCTGCCGCGCTCGGCGGATTGGCTATTGCCCTTGGTGATGCCACACGCGCTGCAATGGAAGACCAGCAAGAGCAAGCCGCGTTAGCGCTTACTTTGCAAAATGTGACTGGCGCAGGTGCCGCACAGACCGCGCAAGTAGAAAAGCAGATCAGCGCAATGAGTCGAGCGTCTGGCGTTGCCGACACCGAATATCGCAAAGCATTAGAAGCACTTGTGCGCGGTACCAAAGATGTTGGCATTGCCATGAACGACATGAACCTTGTCATGGATATCAGCACGGCTACCGGCATGGATTCTGCCAGCGTTGCTGACGCATTAGCCAAGGCTTACCAAGGCAACTTTAAGGCGCTTCGTTCGCTGTCCCCAGAAATGTCAACCATGATTAAAGAAGGCGCAAGCCTGAATGAAGTCATGGACGTGCTCGGTGGAACCTTTGGCGGGGCTACTGCTAAAAGTGCGGAGACCGCTGCAGGCAAAATGAAAATTCTTAAAAACTCCATTGGCGAAACAAAAGAGTCAATTGGTGCAGCTCTGCTACCTGTACTCGAAGCCGTGCTTCCCGTGCTCAACAAGTTTGCCGCATGGGCTCAAGACAACCCCAAAGCATTCCTGGCTATCGCCGCCGCTATTGGAGCAGTCGCAGCAGCAATTGTTGTCACCAACATTGCCATGGCACTAAACCCATTTAGCCTGATCGCTGCAGGCGTTGCCCTGCTAGTCATTGCCCTAGTCGCCGCCTACAACAAATTTGAGTGGTTCCGTGACGGCGTAAATGCAATCGTAAACACCGTAATCGGCTTTTTTGCTGGCATGGTCAACGCTGCAATCGGCGCGGTCAACGCAATTATTAGCGCTTACAACTCCATCCCGCTGTTACCAGACATTCCAAAAGCACCAACAGTTCCCGTGCCACAACTCGGCGCTACTGCAGCAGCACGCCCAGTCGCAGGACGTTTAGGCATCCCACGCATGGCCGAAGGTGGCATCGTGACCGCACCTACTTTGGCGCTTATCGGTGAAGCAGGCCCAGAGGCAATCGTTCCTTTAGACCGCATGAATACTGGCGGGGGAGTAACTGTCAACGTCACAGGCGGACTCTCAACTAGCGCAGAGATCGGTCAAGCCGTGGTCAACGCATTACGCGCCTACTCACGGAGTGCAGGGCCGTTGGCTCTGAACATTGCCTAATGCCTGGCACAGCTGTAGTTGATTCAGGTAACTATGACCTGCAGGTTGCTACAGGATTTATCCAAAACGGGTTCACACTTGATTCCGAATATAAAGGAATTTTAGACAACACCGCTTACGTGCTAGATGGTGACAGCGAGTTCGCCAGCATCATG